ACTTATCGCCTGTCGTAACCGGCCGGCCCGGGCGTTCGCCGCCCGGGTCATCCGTTCAAGGAGCTAGCCCCATGCCCAATATCGTGTTGGCTAGATCAAGTGCGAGAGTCATCGTTCCTGATGCGCAAAGCATCACTGTATTTGCCCAAGATTCTGCCGATGTGTCGAGAGACGTCGCGGGCGTTGTGACTCTGCTAGGTACTGTGGCTGGTGCGCAACAGACGTTCGGCCCGTTCGCTGGTGGTGCAACGATCATCATTGCGTCAAGCTCATATTCTGCAATGTTCGCAGTTGGGCCCTCCCCGGTTCTTCGTGAAACCATCCGCTACATGATTCAGCGTGCGCCGATCGCACTGGACGCGGCTCAGGCAATCCCTGTGCGGGCGCTTGTGAATGGGATAGTCACCTCCAACTCATTGCTTGGCATTACATGCACGCTTCCGACTGGATCAGCCCTGGACGCTATGAGCGATTTCAGGATGGATGACGCCTTCGAGTGGTGTGTGATTGCTGCTGGCTTATTTGGCTTCACTGTCGGGGCCTCGGCGGGCCATACTATCGTTGGTGCTGCTGGCGTAGGATCTGGAACGTCTGGGTACTTCAGAACGCGCAAGACGGCAGCCAATGTATTTGTCACCTATAGAGTGAGCTGAGATGAGTTTCCCAACCATCGTTTACAAGTGCCCAGGCAATCACCACCGGGCTGGAGGCACATATGATTATGTTGGCGTTAGCGATTCTGCTGGGTTGCTTCTGGCTCTATCTGGCGGATGGTTCCTGACGCTGCCCGAGGCTATTGCTGGCGTGGCGAACGAAGTGGAAGACACCTCGGCCCCGACCCGCGAGGAAATGGCCATCAAGGCGGTTGAGCTGGGCATCAAGTTCGATGGCCGGACCACTGACAAAGCTTTGGCCGAGAAGATCGACGCAGCGCTTGCTGAGCGGAGTGAGTAACCATGGGCTGGACGAAGAGAAACTTTGTCGAGAGGGCTTTCGGCAAGATAGGCCTGGCGTCGTACATTTTCGATCTTCAGCCTGAACAGCTTCAGGATGCTTTGCGCGACCTAGACTCCATGATGGCCGCCTGGAACGCAAAGGGGATCCGCCTCGGCTACCCGATGCCGTCAAGCCCCGAAAACAGCGACCTGGACGAAGAAACGAACGTGCCCGATGCGGCCAACGAGGCTATCTATTACAGCCTTGGGGTGCGCATCGCTCCTGATTACGGGAAAACCGTATCGCCGAGCGTGGCATTCTTCGCCAAGCAGGCCTATGACCAGCTCCTGGCCCTGGCTGCACTCCCGATGGAGCGTCAATTCCCGAACACCATGCCAGCAGGCGCAGGAAACAAGCCTTGGCGCGTGCAGGACGAGCCATTCTTGCGCGGTCCGTGCGAGCCATTGCTGACCGGCGGCGACGGTCCCCTTGAATTCAACTGAGGTGCATGATGCCTAGATTCAACCAACTGACACGCACGGACACGTTAAGCGCTGGCGATATCGTCGCTGTATTCGTCCAGAATGATGGCGATCCGCGCGGCGCGGCGATGTCTGTTTTCCAGGCATTCATGCAGGAGAATCTGAACTTCCAAATTGAAGAGTTCACGACTCAATACGGGTCGCCATCTTCGACCGGGTTCAGCGTCTCGATCCTGAATGGTCCGGACAATGTGCATCTGATCCTGACGCCGACTGCCGGCTTCGCTGACGGCACCATCGTCCTCCCTGCCGTGGCGAACGCCGTGGACAAGCAAGAGGTTCTGGTGAACTGCACTCAGGCCGTCACCACTCTGACAATCACCGGTAATGGATCGACTGTGACTGGCGCGCCGACCACGCTGGCCGCGAACGCCTTCTTCCGCCTCAAATACGACCTGCCGTCCACTGTGTGGTATCGGGTAGGTTGAAATTGGAGAAAGATTATGAGTGTCAACGCACCGTTTAACCCTCGCCGAGGCGCAAACCAGCCTGTTACCGCTGGCGCCGCTTCTGCTTCGATTTCCATCGATCCGGCAGCCAAGTCAGTTCGTATCGTGAACGTGGATGCAGCAAACGTAGCTCACATCCGGATCGGCACCGACGCGCAGACTGCAACGACAGCCGACCTACCCATTCGGCCAAACAGCGAGATCATCGTGTCTAAGGGTGAGGGAGAGAACACCCTGGCCTACATCTCTGCCGCCGGCGCGGCACTTCACGTGCAGACTGGCGAAGGCGGGATCTAATGACCCAAATAGCCATTTTGTCGGGGATCTATTCGGACGCCGCCGCAGATTGGCGTACTTCCTACCCTGTAAATCTGATTCCGGTACCAAAGGATGAGGGTATCTCGAAAGGATACCTGCGCCCGGCGGACGGGATCATTCAGCAGGGCTCCGGGCCTGGAATTGACCGAGGCGGAATCAACTGGAGAGGAACCTATTACCGCGTAATGGGGACAAAGCTTGTCAGCATAAGTTCTGTCGGGGTTGTGACAACGATTGGAGATGTTGGCGGGACTGGACAGGTCTCATTTGATTATTCATTTGATAGGCTGGCCATTGCCTCATCCGGCCGGTTATTTTATTTGTCAGGGACTGGACTGGTCCAAGTGACTGATCCTGATCTCGGCCGAGTGCTAGACGTTGTATGGGTAGACGGCTACTTCATGACGACGGATGTAGAATTTCTAGTCGTTACTGAGCTTGGCGACCCATTTTCGGTGAATCCTCTTAAATACGGCAGCTCCGAGGCTGATCCTGACCCTGTGGTGGCCCTCATCAAGCTTCAGAACGAAGTCTATGCACTGAACAGGCACACCATCGAGGTATTCGATAACATCGGCGGAGATCTATTCCCGTTCCAGAGGATCGAGGGCGCTCAGATCCAGAAGGGGGTTATCGGCACACATGCATGCTGTGAGTTCGTTGATGCAATCGCCTTCCTTGGTAGCGGTCGCAATGAGGCGCCAGGCATCTACATTGGATCAAATAGCGTGGCGACGAAGATCTCGACGCGAGAGATTGACCAGATACTGCTTCAGTACACAGAGGCCGAATTGTCTCTGGTGGTTCTTGAGTCGCGCATCGATAAGGGCCACCAGCACCTTTGGGTCAGCCTCCCTGATCGGACATTGGTCTATGATCTGGCCGGGTCTACCGCAGTTCAGCAGCCTCTATGGTTCGTTCTTGCCAGTGGATTGGATGGATTCGAGAAATACCGGGCAAAGAATCTGGTGTGGATATTCGATAAGTGGATGTGTGCAGACCCGACAAGCACGAAACTTGGGTATCTGGATATCAGCCTGTCGACCCAATTCGGCGACAAATCTCGCTGGGAGTTCGGCACGACCATTGTCTACAACGAAAGCATGGGTGCGATCTTCCACCAGCTTGAGTTGGTCTGCCTGACCGGTCGGGTTGCGCTCGGAATTGATCCGACCATCAGCACGTCATATTCAATCGACGGCGAGACCTGGAGCCAGGAAAAGTTCATAAATGTCGGAACGCAGGGTAACCGGACGAAGCGTATCGTCTGGCTCCAGCAGGGCCATATGCGCAACTGGAGGATCCAGAGATTCAAGGGGAATAGCGACTCGCATATCGCCATTGCTAGACTTGAGGCTCAACTAGAGCCGTTGGCGTACTGACATGGCAGAAACGATCGTTCCAATCACGCGAGATCAACTCGCTAAGTTTCTCCCTGACAACGACACCATCCGTCGTTTCGAGAAGCTGTTCCAGCTCGCAGGCAATACGACGCCGATCAACATCGAGATCATCTTCAGGCTCATTGAAGAGCTGTCGATTGCTATCGGCGGCGTAAGCGGCAAGGCAAATCAGGCAAATGACTCTATTTCCTACCTGTCGCAGATCCTTGATTTGATGGCGGGCGCACCTATGCCTGACTCGTCGGCAATTGATTCACTGGCAGTGATTGTCCGCGCCCTGGATGAGTACGCCGGCTCGATTGAAGCCAAGGCCAACCAGTCGCTTAGCTCCATTGTTGAGCTGGCTCGCCTCCTTGAGACTGACGCTGGTTCCGTTCTTGCCAAGGTCAATCAGGTCAGCGATTCGCTGCATGCGCTGGCGAGGCTGCTAGAGGTTGATTCTGGGTCTTCGATTGCGCTGGCGAATAGCCTGTCTGATTCACTACAGGCGCTGGCCAGGTCAATAGAGGTTGCCACAACTAATCCGCAGTTCCAGTTCCCTCGAACATTCTCCATCGACTATATCGACTGGGATGAAAACCCGGCAGCCGTGGCGCAAACCAGGCGCATGGAGTGGAACCCTGCTGATGACACCCTGAATCTTCACCACAGTGATGGCGTAACGCAGCAGATGGGCCAGGAGCTTTATGGCCGCATCCTGAACAATACTGGCGCGACCATCCCGAATGGATCATGCCTCGGCATCAACCCCGCCACGAACTCATATGTTCTGTTCACGGCGAACGGAACTCTTTCGCCGGTCACCATCGTTGGCGTATCAACGCAGGAAATTCTAAATGGTGACCAG